AATGACTCGTAAGATCCAATGCATGGAATATTATCCAGAACTTTACGTATCGGATGATGACACGGTGCCAAGTATTGATTATACGAATCACGGTGCATCTGATATTCAATCAGTAGGGTTAGTGAGCGATGTCTATGGTGCTAATGGCATCATGTATTCACGTATAGGTGTAACGTGGCAGTTACCTCGCGATGGAAAAGTCTCAAATGTAGTTGTGAATTACCGAAACGTAAAAAGTGATACATGGACATATATCGGAAACTACCCAGCATCCACAAATACTACCACGATATCTGATGTGCTGCTAGGTGCGACCTATGAGGTGCGGGTGCAGGCTATTAACGAGTTAGGGCAGCTGACTACTGGTATTACTAAATCGATTAACATACCTAAAATGCAAACGCCAGAGGATGTGCAAAATTTGCACGTACTCAGTCGATATAATCAGACTGCAGATAAGAGTGTGTACTACGACTTACAAGTACTATTTGATCCACCTAGTAATCCGGCTAACTTCGATGTAGCTGAAGTGTGGTATATGCTAACCGCTAAAAGCGGAAAGCCTGTATCCGGTCAAGAATGGCAATATGCGGGAAGTAGTACAAGCCAAGTGATCATTAAGGCATTGGGCCCAGGTGAGACATATCGAATCAAAGCAATCTCGGTTGACCGATTTGGCAACAGAGCAGAAACAGCCCAAATGGTTGATGTGCTAGTCAAACCAATGGATGCAATACCTGACATGCCTAGTAATTTTGGTATTACGTTCGGTAGAAATGCCACCGCATCATGGGATGAGGTGCTGAATGCTGACGTCGACTATTACGAATTACGTACCGATAATAATCCTGGTAAAGATACGAATGCTTTATTGGCAAGAGTTAAAGGTACATCTGCTGTACTTACCCTATCTAAACGAGCGGATACTGTTTATTTATATGCTCGCAGCACGTTGGGAAAATACTCGACTGCAGCAACATATGAATATAACGTTCCGCAGTTGGCCGCGCCTGAGCTTGTAGTAAAAAGCCAGTTAGGGGGATTTAATCTTTACTTCTCAACTAAGCCAGCACAAGCATATGCAATCAGATGCCACGTGATCGGAGATGAACGCACCGATGATTTTGAAACTACTAGCACCATGCTGACATATTCGAACTCAGCCGGAATATACCGGATACGTTGCTCGTTTGTGGATGTGTTCGGAGATGGACTCGTTAACGAGAAGCAAGTCGTGATTAAGACACAAATTGATGCGAGCTTGTTAGACCTTGAGTCTCTCGGACTGAATAAAGTTGATGAGCGAATTAAGGAGCTTGATAAGAAATTCAATACGAATTCTGAAGAGACCACTAGAAGAATTACGAATTTGGCGTCACATACGGAATCTCGCATTACTGAGTTAGCTGGTAGCATCGATTTGCGAGTTAAAAAAAGTATTGGTGAGATTGATGGTGGTGAGTTGGTATCTCGCATTAACCTCAGTCAGTCCGGGGTATACATTGCGGGGAAATTGATTCACATCACTGGAGCGACTAAGTTCGATGATAACGTCATTGTTAATAAGATGATTCAGGCCAATGCAGTTACTGCCGACAAATTACATGTTGATAATTTAGCGGCGGTGTCCGGTACAATCGGGTTACTTCGATCAAGAGAGACCGGTGCTCGTGTTGAGATTCAGGATAATCTTATTACAGGCTTTGATGACGATAACAACCCTCGGATTAAACTTGGATGCTGGTAGGAGGTATTATGGAACCGCATGTATTAGCTTATGATGCTAACGGAAATATCATACTAAATCTCAAGGAAAGGCTTACACGTATCGAGGGGAGGATGTATGTATCTGACATTCCTAATCGACGTCAACAAATTACTGTGAATGGATTGCTGCCTGGGCAACATGTCTGGGCTGCAGCCATGGGACAGTACTTAGTGGCAGAGGTTAGGGGCAATATCATAACATATTATTTTGCAGTGTCCCAGGATGAATATAATATCAATCGTCAATTTAAAGATCTTACATATGAAGGGTGGTTGGCGTATGGAATTTATTAACATCCAAAATAAAGAAGGCGTCACGATTATAAACGATACCTATGACAATCTAGTATATCTTAGCTTCCCTAAACAAAAAGATGCAGTTCTCTACACCGGGGCAATGAGGGGGATAACGCCAACGGTTCAAATCCCACTCAAACCCATAGCTTACACTCCTATGATGGTGCCTACAAGTAAATTCCAGTATGGATATATTGCAGGGGAGGCTAATGTAATCCAGGTCTTTTATGCCACTAATTACGTATATCATGGTGACGCACCTCTTATAGCAGTATCAGTTCCACAAGGATATGAATTCGCGGCTCAGTGGGTTCATAAACGTCGTGAACGATTAATGGTACTGGTAGTGGATGTGATTAAGCCAGGCGAAAAGGTAACACAAGCAATAATTGACGAAGTGAAAGCTGGCATCAAGTTCTACTGCTTCGGCTATTTCGAGGACGTTGCAGCCAATGCAGACACGCCCCGTATTCGATTTGTTGATAAGGTAGGAAGTAGTAAGCCTAATACGGCATTGCAAGTTCTTGGCCGACACAAATACTATAAAGCGTCTTGGACAGCAGATTACAATCTACAGAATGATGTGATATATGATAGCCGCATTAGGTACCTACGCATAATCGATCATTACGCGCACGATTGGTATAACCAGTTATCAAACTACGTTCCGGATACTTTTACAAACATGGCTCGTGACCCAAAGACGTACGGCGTCAAGGTTGCAATTATACCCATGTCCGTAATCGATGTATCTGTTTGGGGGCCAAATATCAATAATGGAGATAAAAAGTCACACACGGGGCGAGTGTGGCAAACGTTCAGATTTCACGATGAGAGTACCGTATCGCTGAAATCGTATCAGTTCATTGATTGGAATACAGTCACCACGTATCCTGTAGGTTGCTCGGGTAAAACCACATCTCAGTATTTGGTGGTCGATGTGACCGGGTACGATAAACAAGGTACGATTCCATTCAATTAAGGGAGATGATAAATAATGAATGTAAAAGATATAGACCTCAATATTGGCGAGGATTTCGGGATAGTTTACGCAGTCCAAGATGACAATGTGGATTTGACAGGGTTTAAGTCAGTATTCGCCATACGAAAGCGAGCAAGTGGTCCGCTTGTTATTAAAGTGCAAGGGGTAGCATCTGGGAAGATTGCGACATTCAATATTTCCGGAAAGGATACCCTAGAAATTAAGTCCTTTGGTGAGCATGTGTATGATGCTTTTGCATATAAGGAATCGGAGCCTAGCCGATATTACAAACTGGGTATGGGGGTAGTCAACATAATTCAGGATGTGGCCATGCATGATTAGAGGAGGAATGTATTATGCAAAACAAAGTGTTACCAGTAAGAATTGAAAGTCCGATTAAAGTAGAGGCGGAAGTAAAAGCAACCATGGTAGGTGATAATGGAAAAAGTGCTTATGAAATCGCTTTAGCACATGGATTCGTAGGAACCGAGGAGGAGTGGTTGGAATCCTTAAAAGCAAAGCTGCCTAACTTATCAGGAGTTATGTCAGCACTTCAAGGTAAGAACATTCTTATTAATAGCGGTACCCTTGAAGCGATATTAACTGCTATTGTCCATGCGTTGGCTGAACAGCCTTATGCACCACTTACATTTAACGAACCAAGAAAAGGGGATACTGAAATTCGAGTATCCGGGCAAGATGGCTTTAAAGTTCGAGTGAGTGGCAGTGCAGAAGCTGTTGAAATTCAATCCGGAAATGCAACTATTAGAATTCAGCCTTATGGCGCAGATGATATTTATCTCGAATATCTTAACTTAATCGATCATGTCGTTGATACTGTTAAAATCAAAGGTCTTGTTGAATTCAATCCGGAAACGGCTACAGAAATTTTGCCTAAGCAATTTTATGGGCGTAGCGATTTGGAGGGAGAACTTACATGCCCGAACGTTGTTAAAGTTGGTGCATTAGCATTCGTTGGAACCGAGCACAACATTATCAATTTGCCTAAGGCTACTGATATCGATATGGATGCTTTCGCTAACAGTTCTCTTGCCGTAATCAATATCCCCGCATTTGTATGGGCAGATGATAACCTTGATTTAAAATCTTATGATCTCATTAGGGTTAATAAAATAACTGTTAGCGAGGAATCTCGCCCACCACGAAATGTCATGATGCAGAAAATTTCATTAGAGGTCTACAATCCAGATCACAGCAAGAAATGGAATCTTTATAACGAGAAATGGGAGAAAACGGAGGCCTAAATGGACGAAATTAGATTATTGCTAATGGACTTCGGAATACCTCCATATTTTGCGGATATTGGCTTTTGGGTGACCCTTTTGGGGGTCATCTGGGCTGCTCTGCGGGGCTCGTTTAGGGCGATGGTGTGGTTCTTAGAGCATACTTCGCTAGTTGCGGTTAAGC